GCTCCTCTTTCTTTTCTAGTTCTATAAAATCCATCAATCAAATTTTTAGTCTCTCCACAAACCTTACACGTTCTTTCACTCAATAATAGATGCCCTAATTTAATTTGATCATCAAAATCCATTAATGATATTCCCACATATAACTTTTATCTCCATATTCATCACTATACCATCTATCTCCAGAATCATCAGTAAAAGTAGTTTCATCTAAACCATCTGATATAAACCCAAATGGTGCCATATCTTGTTCTATTTGATTTCTTTGTTCTTCATATATTCTTTTTCGAATATCATTATCTGTCATTTCTTTAAAATAATCTTGTGCGACCAACCATGCAAAAATAACTAAACACATTGCCAAGTCATCATTACATCCTTCTTCTGCTTGGAAAGAATTATGTTTTTGCGAAAATGTAGTTAATTCATCTATAATCTCATAATCAACGGTTAGTAACTTATCATCTTCTAAAAATGTCTTCAAATTTGAACATCCCAACTTTTTAACTGCTGCAGTCATTCTGACACCAAGTTGAGATTTCTTTCCACTAAACCCTGTGCCGACAATTTGCCCAGCACGACCTCTCATTGATGCCATCAATAAATTTTCATATTCCAAATCATAGTGAAGAATACTGGCAACTTGATCTCCAATATCATTTACTTCAATCAATAAATATGCATCATTATATGCCTTTCCCACCTCCTGAATAATATTGGGGAAAAGCATTGGTTTTATTTCATTATTTCTATATTTTGCAACTACCTTATAGGGAAACGCTGTAATATCAAACACGATAAATGCAGAATAATCATTGCCCAAACCGCGAGCAACATCAACAGTAATGAGATAGTTATTTTCTGGTTTTGCGTTCTCATATATATCTAGACCCGCATTCCTTTGAATTGGTTGCTCATATACAAGATTCTTAAGTTTAGATGCATTAATGAGAGTATTAGTAGATCCTAAAAACTCACATTCAAACTCAACACGAAACTGTGCTTCTGATGTGTTGGCAATTGTTTGCTCTTTCCACTTATCATCTCTACCAGGGACTTCTGACCAATGAACATCAGTGGGAACATATTCATTTTTATCTCTTTCAGCATCATGCCACATACGGAAGAAATGATTCATTCCGCGTGGCGTAGAAACAATAATTACTTTTGTGCTCGACCCAGAAGAAATAGTAGGATAAACAGAGGCAAAGAAGTCATCAGCAATGTGATTCGGGATGAACGCGAACTCGTCAAGAAAGATGACATTATAGGAGCCGCCTCGGACAGCAGATGAAGATGTAGAGTTTGCTGAAATTTTAGACCCATTTTCTAACTCTAGTGAACCTTTATTCCATGCTATGATACCCTGCTGCATCCACTTCGGCAAGTTTTCATAAGCAAGTTGTAATCTTCCAAGAAGATCACGAGCAGTCGATGCTTTGTTGGCTAATATAGCTATGTTAACATTATCGTTAAAAATAGCATAATGTAACAGATATGATACACAAGTAGTAGACTTACCAGTCTGACGTGGCATCTTACATATATTAAATCTATTATCATGGAAATTCTGAATTAGTTTTTCTTGAAATGGGTACATATCAAAAGGTACTAAACCTTTATCAAGAGAAACAATTTTTATATACTTCCTAGCAAAATACACCGGATTTTCTTTACATTTGAGGAACTCAATAATTTGATCCTCTGTAAATTCAATCGGTGTATTTGCTTTTTTTAGATTTGGATTACCAAGATATACTTCACTCATAACAAATCAATTCAACACTTCCAACGGCGACGGGCTTTGCATACTGGTTTATCAGGGGTTTTAGAGCAATCAATGTTATGCATGTCTTGCTGCCCCTTAGAACGGGCACAGAAGGACTTCCTGCGCTTGGAATCCTTACTACCTGGTTTTGGATCACCTGTCACGGCAGTCTTTAATTTTGAACCTGGATTTTCACGACGATATGCCTTAACAGCAGCGGCACTCATACCATCAGTCTTATCAGACTTATTGACCTTCTGCCAATCTTCACCAAACATTTTTGGACCTTTAGTTTTTCTTTCTGCTGCTTCTTTTTCACCCTCTGTAGCACCTTTTTGTGCAAGGTTTCTTATTTTTGCAGCACGCTGTTGCTGCCTATGCTTCTTTGGATCAATTTCAAAACTTTCATCAGCACTCAACTTTGCGGCAATTGCCATTTCACGACGTTTTTCTTTTGATTTTCCTTTAAATTGAGGAGCATCGGACTTATAAAAATCTTTTACAACATCACCCATATCTGCATTTTTTAAATTAAGTTTTTCACCCAATTCTTGTTTCCAATTAGAAATTTCTTCTTTGTTTATGGAAGTAACAACTTTACCTTTACCATCTGGAGAGGGGACAAATGATCCATAATCTCCCATAGTCTTATCTTTTTTATCAACGTGCCCACTTACATTGGTATCAATTCTTTTTACTGCTTTTTTAGTAAGTTTTTTAATATCTCCTGATGGCACCTCTTTTTCAAAATCTTCATAAACTTTTTTGCCATCAACAATACGACCCTTTCCGTCCTTATCGTAAAACTTTACATACCCTCTAGGAAGTTTTTTCTTTTCAGAAGATTTTTTACGTGCTTGTCTTGCCTCAACTTCTTTTTGATCTGGCATTCTAACACCAGATGTAGAAATCATTTCATCAATCACACCACCACTAATTGGTTCTGGTTTAATAATATCAATAAACTCATATTCAGTCGCCTTAAAATCATCTCTCCAATCAGAATACTCTACAGACTCTGACTTATTTCCCCAGTTAGCAGCACCTTTCTTACGACACTTTACAAGTGCTCCGGAAGCATATGCAGAAGGCCATACAGAATAACGAGACTTGACTTTTTTATAACAAGCATCTTTTTCACCCTTTTTCTCTGATACCACTTCTTCTGTTTTCACGTTAATTGCCTTCCCTTTTCTATCTGGATTTGGATCTTGACGTTGCTTGCGACGAAATGCTGCCTGCTCTTCATCCTTATCAAGGTTTCTCTTCATTTTTGAAGATCCGCACTTTGGTTTAGTAGTTTGTCCTGGTTGTTTGGCACAGGGTTTTCCTGCGTATTTGCCACCCAACTGAACCCAACCAGGGGTGCCATCAGAAGAGCGACTCTTGCCAAACCAGTCACGCAAAGAACTATCACCACTTTTCGATTCACTTACACCACCTCCATTACCATTACCACCGTTTCCATTACCATTTTCATTTTCTTCACCATCATTTTCATTATCTTTCGCCAAATATCCACGAGCACCAATATGATATCCTAAAGGTACCTTTTTGCATTTTTTATCTGTGTAACAATAATAATACCCTTGCTTACAGGTCTTCATGTTTATTTGTTATCCGTATTATTATTTAGAAAACCTTGTTTTAACATCTTTTGTAATTCTGAAGTAGAACCAACAAAAACAGCATTGTTAGTAACATTATTAGTTGTTTTAATAGTATCTTCCTCAACTTCTTTGACTTTCTTTTGAAGATCAATCAACTTATCAGTTGTGTCTGCAACACTCTTTATTAACTGTCCTGCAACTTCATATGCTCTTGGACTTGCTCCTTCTCCAGCAAGTTCCATAATACCATTTATTGCTTCTTGCCCCTTTTCAATCAAAGAATATAAATTTGCTCTTGTATACTCATAATCCTTCTCAATATCATTACCTTTTGGTTTAGAAACTTCTATCTCTTTGGGAGTTGTCTCTACAATACTACTTTCTGTATTGAGTTCTTCATCAAGACTATCATAATTATGTGACATAAACTACCTCAAATATCCTTCTGTTGAGTTGGGCTGTATGACTTAGAATCTGAGAAGAATTCCCAACCATCACTAAATCCAAAATCATCTTCTGGACCAGCATCAATTGGATTTGGAGTAACTGTATATCTCATCTCTCTCTTAGCTTGTTTTGTTTCTGTGCTACCGTAAGTATCAACTTGAACTTTCTTAATAAGACCATCCGTCGTGTCTGAAACAGGACCAAACAGATAAGTTTTTGCCGTAAAATTTAATGTATAGATTAATGCTCTTCTTGTGGAAAAATCGCCTTCATAATCATCCTGAAACGAGATATTATCTAATATAATTGGTATATCTCTTTTTTCTCCGATAGAACTAATTAAATCTACAGTCAAACTAAAGGCTGGTTGAAAATATGGTAAAATTTGTTCTACAATTTGTAAAGCATCATCATTGAGTTTTGTTAATATATTCAACTCAAATCCAATATTATATGGAACTGGCATATAAACTTTTTTTAAATTAGTTCCATCAGATGCTTTAAAAGTCTGAGTGACACCTGCCTTTCTAGTGGAATCATACTGAACAGAAGTCATCTCAAATGACATTCTGGGTAATGTTGTTTGAACGGGTTTATTTAAGTCTGCTTGCTGCTCAAGACGTGCTAAGAACTTTTGTGAAGGTCCATATGCTAAAGGAACTTTTAATTCACTATAAGAATTTCCTGCCGAGTCATCATGCCTAATATTAATATTATTAAATAATGTTCCGAATGAAATAATTGTT